GACTACGAGCGGATCTTGCAGTGGTTCCCGCTCGCCGACCTGGAGGTGTTCCGCCGTGACCTCGCCCGCTGACCCCAACGTCGACCTCCTGGCCCAGCTTCAGGCCACCGCCGCCATCGGCGGACCGGCCTCGAACGCCGACCTGTTGGCCCAGCTCAACGCCGACCCCGAACCCGACCCGCTGGCCGATGTCGCCTACACCGGCGACCTGGCCACTGACTCGACCGCGGAACTCGACGCACTTGCCCGCGGCTTCCGGGAGCGGACCGCGCGGGAGGACGAGCGGTTCCGACTCGCCACGGACTCGGAGTTCTGGTTCGCCTTGTGCTTCAAGTCCCGCGAGGAGAAGGACGAGTTCCTGCGCGCCGCGCGGCTGGTCCACATCGGGGACAAGTACCTCGACGGCCGCGCCGCCGCGTCGGCGCTGGGGGTCGACCTGCCCGAACCCGACACCGGAGAGGAGGACTAAACGATCATGCGAGGCCGACTTGGCCGCCTCGTCGCGGGTGCCCGCCGCGCGCTGTCCCGGCGCGCGGCCAGCCCGTCCCGAGGCCGCAGCTCCGGTAGCTGAAAGTGGTCGTGTCAGATGACAGGCCATGTCCCACAGTGGGACAACGTTGGTTAAGGTGGGACTTGCCTTGTCCACCCTAGGGTGGACAACCGCCTAGCTGGCGGTTGGAAGCCGGGGGCGCACCTCGTTGTACGCCCCCGACCGTTTCACCTGGTCATCAGGTCGATGATCGCTCCTGCAAGAGTTACGACCTGGACCAGGAGGCCGAGAACGACGGCGGCCTTCACGGGAGTAAACTCCCGCTTAGGCCGTCGTCGCGCCGCTCGCTTGCGACGCCCATTCTCGAATTGTTTTCGACGAACCACTCAACCTCCCTGAAGTCGCCCACTGAGGTGGGCAGGTCGGGACCCTTCCCGACCCATGCATGAGGTCGGGAAGGCAAGTCGATGGCCGCCGGGATGCGGATCACTCCACGTCCCGGTGGGACTGTATCGGGTGGCTAGCTACGCCATCTGTGCTAGGCCAGGCGGGCGAGCAAAACTGGTCGCAAATTGATCGCGCTTCGGTGGACATGCACTGCCTCAGGGGGTGTACCGATGGGCAAGCGTGGCCCGGCAGCGAAGCCCACAGCCCTGCGGGTCCTGCACGGTGATCGCGCCGACCGGATCAACGACCGGGAGCCGGTCCCGCCCGTGGGCGCGATCGTGTGCCCGCAGTGGGCCTCGGACGGCGCGCGGGAGATCTGGGCGCGGCTCGCGCCCGACCTGGAGAAGCGCAAGGTGTTGACCACGTGGGATGTGGACGCCTTCCTGATCCTGTGTGAGGCGCTGGCCCGCTACCGCAACGCCACCGCGCTGGTGAACGGTTCCGCGCTGCTGGTGCAGGGTGGGTCCGGCTTGATGAAGAACCCGGCGTTGCAGGTGCAGGCCGAGGCCGAGCGCACGTTCCTGACCTACGCCGCCCGGTTCGGGCTGACGCCGTCAGATCGCCAGTCCATCAAGGTCGAGGTGGGCGGTGGCGACCAGAACCAGGGCGCAGGCCGCCTCCTCAGCTAAGCCTCGCGCCAACCCCAAGACCAGCTCGCGCACCGGCACCGCTACGCCCCGAACAACCATTAAGACACCCCATCGCGGGACGCGGTTGCCGGTGTGCGGGCGCACCTTCGACGGCCACACCTGCCGCAAGCGCGGCGATCACTTCTGCAAGCCCCGCGCCGACCACGCCCAGGCGTTCGCCGAGGAGATCTGCGTCCACACCAAGGACCGGTGGGCGCGGCGGCCGTTCATCCTCGCCGACTGGCAGCGCGACGACATCGTCCGGCCACTGTTCGGCGAGGTCCGCTGGGACGACGAAGCCCTCTGCTACGTGCGCCGGTTCCGCATCGCGTGGATCGAGCTTGCCCGCAAGAACGGCAAGTCCGAGCTGCTGGCGTTCGTGGCGCTGTACCTGCTGGTCGGCGACGGCGTGGAGTCGGCCGAGGTCTACGGCTGTGCCCGCGACACCGACCAGGCCAAGCTGGTGTTCAACGTCGCCGCGCGCATGGTGCGGCTCTCGCCGGTGCTGTCGAAGCGGCTGCGGGTGATCGAGCACTCGGCGCGCATCGTGGACGAGAAGACCAACTCCGTCTACGCCGTCGTCCCGGCCGATGCGCTGGGCAACCTGGGCTCCAACCCGTCGTGCGTCATCTTTGACGAGGTCCTGACCCAGCCCAACGGCGACTTCTGGAACGCGATGCGCACCGGCATGGGCACGCGGCTTGAGCCGTTGCTGATCGCGGCCACGACCGCGGGCAACGACCCGGCCTCCTTCGCCAAGGGCGAGCACGACGAGTTCGCCAAGATCGGCGAGGATCCGTCGCGGGCGCCGCACCGGTTCGTGTACCTGCGCAACACCCCTGCCGACGCCGACCCGTGGGACGAGGCGAACTGGTACCACGCCAACCCGGCGCTGGGTGACTTCCTGTCGCTGGCCGCGCTGCGGGAAGAAGCCCTCGAAGCGCGCAACGACCCGCTCAAGGAGAACGCGTTCCGCCAGTTCCGGCTGAACCAGTGGGTCAACCAGGCGTCGCGGTGGATGCCGATGCACCTCTACGCGGCGTGCACCGGCACCACCCGCGACGAACCCGCGCAGTTGCGCCGGGATTTGGCCCGCCGCCCCGCTTGGGGCGGGCTGGACCTGGCCTCAAAGCTCGACATGACCGCCTGGTGCCTGATCGTGCCGGACGGCATCGACGGCCACACCTCGGCGCTGTGGCGGTTCTGGCTGCCCGAAGCCGGGGTGACGTTCCTGGACGAACGCACCGACGGCCGCGTGTCCCAGTGGGTCGCGCAGGGCTGGGTCACCGTCACGGACGGAGAGGTCATCGACTACGAGAAGGTGGAAGCCGACATCGTCGCCGACACCGGCCTGTTGCGGGTCGCGGACATCTCCTACGACGAGTGGTCCGGCGAGCCGGTGCGCCAACGGCTGGAGAAGCGGACCGGCGTGCCGATGTTCCCGGTGGCGCAGACCTACAAGGGCATGACGGCCGGGATGACCGACCTCATGGCCCTGACCCGCTCACGCGGCTGGTCCCACCACGGCAACCCCGTCGCCGAGTGGTGCTTCGACTCCGTCGAGGTCCGCCACCCACCCGGCGAACCCGACCTCATCCGACCCGACAAGCCCGAACGCGGCAAGACCGGTAAGAGGATCGACGCCGTACCCACGGCCGCGATGGCGGTCGGTGGCTGGAAGCTACGGGGAGGGAAGCCGAAGAAGTCCAGCCGAATGGTGGTCATGTAGGGAGCCGCACGGAAAGTGGATGTTGCTTCTTGTGGTCACAGAGCATGTGGCATGTCGCGCCGAATTCACCGTGACGGCAAGGAAACCAACCGACCGTGTGGCGGCCTGTGGCGTTGAGTGGCATCTCCGGCACAAGACGAGTGAAGAATACGGCAGGCCGACTGAATCCGCCCGCGAAGACTGCCGAGCACACGGACCTGTGCCAGCCTGGAAGTATCCGGTTGACATTCCAAGGAAGGGATCCGCTGATGCGTCGTTTCTCAGTGGCTGGCCTTATCGGCAGTGTTGTCGTCCTACTCGCCGTCGTGATCGCCCCGGCCGCGACGGCGAGCGGAGATCGCCAGGACATGGCCACCATCCGAAACGTTCACCATGACCAATGTCTGACCTACACACCAGGCGAGACCGTGCGGCTGGGGCCGTGCGGCGAATCGCCCTACTCGGTTTGGGAAGCCGATATCGGCAGGGTCAGCGAGATCCGCAGTATTGTCACCAGGGAGTGCCTGGAAGATGTCGACACGAGCAATCCGTGGGGTGCTGTGGCGATGCGTCCCTGCACGGGCAGCCCGAGGCAACTGTGGGGAATCACGTCCGGCGAAGGGCTCATCCAGAACCTGGGCAGCGCACGGTACCTGAAGGCCAACGACAACCGCACCGTCTACACCGGCGCCTTGCAGGAGTACTTCCCGTACTGGCACGTCACCGGCTGAACTGGCATCGCACCCCACGCGCGGGCCGCGCGGCTCCCGATGGGCGGTAGCGATTCCGGTTGACGATTCGTCCACCGGAGCGCCCGTCCACCGGGAGTTCCGCTGTCCCATTCGGACTACTGGGCAGTGAACCGTTACCCGCTCGGCAGCCGCCGACGACGGGCCACTGACACACCCCATCGCCGTCCGGCACCGGTCGTGGAAGCCGACCGGACGCGTCATGGTCGTAGTACGTCGACGCTCAACTGGTGGTGGTCGCCCTGATCTCCACCAAGTTCGAACTGTCCCCCGCCCAATGGGTGGCGCGGTTGGCGCGGCTGCACAATGCCCAGCTCCCCGAGCTGGAGTTGCTGGACTCCTACTACGAGGGCGAACAGTCCCTGTCCTACATGCACCCGGAGCTGATCCGCCGCCTGGACGGCCGCGTCCGCCAGGTCGTGATCAACTGGGCTCAGCTCGTGGTGGACTCGTTGGACGAGCGGTTGGACCTGACCGGGTTCCGGCTCGGTGGCCAGCAGGCCGCAGACTCCGAGCTGTGGCGCATCTGGCAGGCCAACCGCCTGGACCTGCACGCCGAACAGGCCCACATCGACGCCCTGGCCCTCGGGCGCGCGTTCGCCATCGTCGGCACCGACGAGGAGCGGCCGAATACCCCGCTGGTCACCGTCGAAAGCCCGTTGGACGTCCACGTCGACTTGGACCCGCGCAGCCGCCGCGTCCGCGCCGCGCTCAAACGGCAGTTCAGCGACGACGCCGAGGACGGCTCGACCGAGGCGTGGGCCACGCTGTACCTGCCCGACGAGACCATCTGGTACAGCTCCGAGGACGGCGGCGGCACCTGGACCGAGGACCAGCGCGACGAGCACGGCATGGGCGCGGTGCCGGTGGTGCCGATCATCAACCGGCCCAGGACGCGCCGACGCCGCACCGCCCCGCCCCGGCTCGGGCGCTCGGAGCTGGCCGCTGTGCTGCCGCTGTCGGACGCCGCCTCGAAGATCGCCACCGACATGATGGTGTCGGCCGAGTACCACGCGATGCCGCGCCGCTACGCCCTCGGTTTCGACAAAGAGGATTTCGTTGACGCACAAGGGAATCCGCTCACGCCGTGGGAGGCCGTGGCGGGTGTGCTGTGGGCCTCGCCCAAGAGCCCGAAGGAAGACGGTGTCGCGGTCGGGCAGTTTCCCGAGGCGGACCTGACCAACTTCCACGCGACCCTCAACACCCTGGCCCGCCTGGTCGCCTCGTTGACGGGGTTGCCGCCGCATTTCCTCGGCTACTCCACCGAGAATCCCGCTTCGGCGGACGGCATCCGGTCGTCGGAGTCGAGGCACATCAAGCGGGCCGAACGCCGTCAGCGGTCCTTCGGCGACGGCTGGGAGGAGACGATGCGCACGGTTCTGCGGGTGCGGGACGGGCGGGTGCCGGACGAGGCGCTGCGCATGGAAGCCCAGTGGGTCGACGCGGCCACGCCGACCTTCGCCGCCCAGGCGGACGGGGTCGTGAAGCTGTTCAGCGCGGACCGGCTGCTGCCGCGCCGTGCGTCGCGTCGCGCGCTCGGCTACTCCGACACCCAGATCCGGGAGATGGAGGCCGAGGACGCTGAGGCGTACTCACGCGCCGTCGGCGACCAGGCCGACGACTTCGGCCCCAAGCCGCTCCCGGCTCCGCGCGACCCGGCCGACGACGAGCCCGAGAACGAGCCGGAGTTCGGGCGGGTGCCCGCGTCGCGTCGCCGTGCGCCGGTCCAGCTCGGGCCGTCCGCGACCGTGCCGCCGTTGGCGGTGCAGTTCCGTGAACCCGCGCTCACCGGGAGGTGACCGCCCTGACCGCTCCTGCTCAACTCTCGACCGGCACCGAGGCCGACTACTACCGGGCACAGCAACGCATCGTCCGCGCGGCCGTCGACCAGGCCCAGACCGCCTGGCGGCAGCTCGATCCGCGCGACCCGTCCGCCTCCTGGGTGGAGGAGGTCCGGCCGGAGGTCGTCACGGCGGTGGAAGAGGCGCAACAGGAGTCGGCGTCGCTGGCGCCGCTCTACATCGCGGGCACGCTGCTGGCCGCGGGCGCGGTGTCGGCTCCCCTCGCGCTGCTGGCGGCCTCGGCGTTCGTGGGTCTGGCCGCCAACGGCCTGGTGTTGTCGGCGTTGATGGACTTCGCGTTCGGCTACTACCGCCGCGCCCGCGCCGCCGACGTGCCCGAGACCGAAGCCCGCGCCCTGGGCTTGGCGAAGCTGCTGACCTACGTGTCCACCGAGACCAACGACACCGCCCGCCTCGCCGTGCACGTCGGCGCGGTGGTCGAACCCGAGATAGCCGGGTACGAGCGGGTGGTGACCCTGCCCGCATGCGGGCGCTGCATCCTGCTGTCGGGCCGGTTGTACCGGTACTCGACCGGGTTCCTGCGGCACCCGCGCTGCGACTGCACCATGCGCCCGGTCACCTCCGAACAGTGGCGCGAAGGCGGCAGCTCCCGCAGCCCGCAAGCCCTGTTCGACGGCATGACCCTCGCCCAGCAGGACAAGGCGTTCGGCAAGGACGAGGCCGCCGCGATCCGGGCCGGTGCCGACATCGGCCGCGTAGTCAACACCCGACGCCGAGGCCAGCTCTACGTGGCCGGCGGGCGCGAATTCACCCGTGAAGCGGTCACCAGCCGAGGTATCGGCCACCAGCTTGGAGAGCTGTCCAAACGTGGTGGCCGATACCGCCGGACGGGCACCTTGCGGCCGACTGCCGCACAGCTTGTCGGCGTTGTCGGAGACGACGCCGATGAGTTGGTCCGCCAACTCCGCCGCTTCGGTTATGTACGCTGAGACAGATCGGCTACCTAGGGACGATCACACAGGTCGCCGATCCTTGACTGGCTTCGGACCTGAGCACCTGGAACTTGGAGTACGGCGGCCACGTGTCACACTTGGCTTCCCAGTACCCGGTGTGCGAGTGCAGCATGCGCGTGTATGCCGTCTGGTTGTCGTAACGGTAGTCGACGAAGGTCTCGTTGACCGGGAATGCGCTGTCACAGGCTGACCGCCAGTAGGCTGTCCTGCCGGGATACAACGTCTTCGGTGGCGCTACCTGCCACGATGCCCCCTTGCAATCCACATCCGCCCTTGTCAGATCGAATTCCCAGTTGGTCGTATTCCTCAGCCACACTTCGAGCGTCCACACCTTGCGCGGCTGCGCCGCCGTATCTGTGGCCGTTTCGGTCACAGGGGCGGCGGAAACGCCGGAAACACCGGCCGTGAAGAGCAGGCAGAGGGACGCGACGACCGTCCCGAATCCGATCGCACGCCTCTTGACAGTGGATGCAAACAAAGAAACCAGCCTCCATGAAAATGTTGTGGACGACCATCGGCCGCAGAGTCCGCCACAAGTTGGGCGACACATCCGATACTAAGTCGATCCGCCACACCATGCGATTCGGCAACCCTTTCGAGGCCGCATGTGACCGCTGATGCACTTGTGGGTTACGACCCTGCGGACCGTAACCGGAAATACACGACAGCACACTCATTCGAGCCCTTCCCGGGTGACGCGATGATCGACTAACGGCCGCGAGCCCCTTCACACTCGCCCGTTCGCCCGCATTCCGCTCCCGTGCGACACGATGAACACCCATTGTCGAAGTACACGAAAAGGGGGTTTGATTTGACTGAAAATGCAGTTCCTACCATCCCGCCCGTACAGGAACCGCCTACACAGCCGCCCTCAGCCGCCGAACCGGCCGCCCCGACCCCACCGGCCGAGGGCACCGGGAAGGACTCCGAGCCGGATTACCGGGCGTTGTACGAGGAGGCCCACGCCAAGCTGACCCGCGCGGAGCAGACCGCACGGGAGCACAAGGCCAAGGCCACCCGGCTGGACGAGATCGAGGCCGCGAACAAGACCGACGCGGAGAAGGCCGCCGAGCGCGCCACGGCCGCCGAAGCCCAGCTCGCCGCGCTGCGGCGCACGGCGGTGGACGCGGAGATCCGCGCCGCCGCCTCGGGCTGGGCGGACCCGACCGACGCGCCGCGCTACCTGGACGACCGGGACCGCTACCTGTCCGAGGACGGCGAGGTCGACACCGCCGCCATCGCCGCCGACCTCGCTGCGGTGCTCGCCCAGCGCCCGCACCTGGCCCGCGTCGACGGGCCGCGCCGCCCCGCCCCGGACCCGTCGCAGGGCCAGCGGCAGGGCGGGCCGTCCGGTGTCGCCGAGCAGATCCGAGAGGCCGAGTCGCGCGGCGACTGGGCCACCGCGATCAGCCTCAAGAACCGGATCGTCGCCGAGCAGGCCCGCGCAGCGGCACCCCGAACCCCCTGACACGTAAGGAGAATCCTTGCCCGGTATCGCCGCTATCGCCAACACCTACAACAGTCCCAACTACGTCGGCGAACTCTTCGGCCTCACCCCCACCGACACGCCGTTCCTCTCCGCGATCGGTGGTCTGACCGGCGGGCGGCGGGCCAACGCCGTGGTCCACACCTGGACCGTCTACGACCTGCGTCCGCCGGATCCCAACCGCCAGCGCCTGGAGGGCGCGGACGCGCCGCCCGCCGAGACCCGCGTCCGGGGCCAGGACCGCAACGTTCTGGAGATCCACCAGGAGACCGTGGGCGTCACCTACACCCGGCAGTCCACTCAGAACATGTTCGCCGGGACCGGCGCCGCGAATCCGAACGCCGCCGCGATCGGCGGCACCAATGCTGTGCCCAACGAGATGGACTGGCAGACCCGTCAGGCGCTCGTGCAGATCGCCCGCGATGTCGAGTTGACGTTCCTGGTCGGCCGCTACCAGGAGCCCACCGACAACTCCACGGTGCGCAAGACGCGCGGCATCCTGGAGGCCACCCGCACCAACGTCATCACCAACGCCACCCCGCAGCCCTTGACCGAGGGCATGGTGATCGACCTGTTGCAGAAGGTCTGGGAGAACGGCGGCATCCAGATCAGCGAGACGGCCACGCTGATGTGCAACGCATGGCAGAAGCGTCGGCTGACCGACGAGTTCATCACCAAGAAGAACTACCGCGAGGAGACCCGCAACATCGCCGGGGTCGCCGTGACCACGATCGAGACCGACTTCGGCCGCCTGTCGATCATGCTCAACCGGTACATGCCCACCGACACCGTCCAGGTGGTGAGCCTCGACCAGTGCGCCCCGGTGATGCTGGAGAAGCCCGGACAGGGGTTCCTGTTCTCCGAACCACTCGCCAAGACCGGAAGCTCCGACCGGGCGCAGATCTACGGCGAGATCTCCCTGGAGTACGGGCCGGAGATCGCGCACGGCAAGATCACCGGCCTGACCACCGGCCCCACCGGGGGTGGTGCGTGAAGTTCACCAGCAGCCGCTACAAGCAGCTCGTGATCCACGACCTGGGCGTGACCTTCACCGACGGCGAGGCCGAGGTGAGCGACAAGACCACCATCGAGGCCCTGCGCGAGCTGCCCGCCGAGCTGGGCGTCCGTGCGACCGGCGGGCGTCCTCCCAAGGACCCCGCGCAGTCCTGACGACCGTGGGCGCGGTGCGGGTCGGCGGGAGGTGGTCGACGTGACCGCTCCCGTGCCGCTGGCCACCGTCGCCGACGTGCAGGCCCGCACAGAGGTACAGCTGACCGCCGAGCAGCAGGCCCGCGCGGCGGTGCTCATCGGCGATGCCTCGGCGATCATCCGCGCCCGCGTGCCGGACCTGTCCGACCCGCCGCCCGCGACCGCGCCCGGTGTCATCGCCACGGCCGTGCTGCGGGCGCTGGCCTCGCCGCCGGACGGCAACAAGTCCGAGACGGTGGGCGGGCACTCGCGCACGGCCGCGCACGAGGGCGGCGGGCTCTACGTGACCGAGGACGAGTTGGACCTACTCCGGCCACCCGCGCCCACGCCGCTCGGCGCGTTTTCCATCTGGACGGTCTGACCTCGGGGAGAACTAGCACCGGGGGCGGGGGCGTGCCCCCGGTGCCTGCCCCTCTATCGCCGCGCCCCCATCCGGCGAAACAGGATCACCGACCGTTCACCCGGCCGCCCTACTCCGAAGGGAGCAGCGCCGTCCAGCTACCTCACCGCTTCCTCGTCGTCACCCCCACGCCGGTCATCGACGAGTACGACAACCCCACTCCGGACCTGGACTACGGGCCGGACGCTCCGCGTCGCGTGATGTGGGGCCTGCTCCAACCGGTCACCTCGTCCGAACCCACTGAACCCGGCCGCCGGCCGGTGGTCACGGCGTGGCGGCTGTTCGGCATCGAGCGCCTGGCCGCCCGCGAGCGCATCGAGTGGCGCGACCGGGTGTTGGAGGTCGATGGCGAACCCGACCTCTGGGAACCCCGGTTCGGCCACGTCCACTACGAGACCCGACTCAAGCACGTGGAGGGCTGACCGATGGATGCATTCCACGGCTTCCGCCTGGACCGCGACGGCGTGCGCGAGCTGCTGAACTCCGATGGTTTCCGGGACGCGGTGCAGGCCGCGGCCGATCAGGTCGGCGCGGTGGCGCGTGGCGCCGGTCACCGCGTCACGTCGGGTGAGCCGCTGCCGGTCGAGGTCTTCGACGACCCCCGCCACGACCGCGCGGGTGTGACCGTCGCGGTGCGCCACCCGGCCGGGGTCGGCATGGAAGCCCGCTACGGCCTGCTCAAACGCGCGGCCGAAGCCACCGGGCTGGAGGTCGACGGCCTGGACGCGGACGGGCAGTCGTGACGCTGCCGGTCCCGGTCGACGTGGCCGAACTGGTCGTCCGCGCCCTGCGCCCGCAACTGGCCGCCCGACCCGAACCCGTCCTCGCGGGCATCAAGGTCTCCACCCAGGTGGGTGCTGGCCCGGACGGTGGACCGCCGTCGCTGCCGTGGCTGCTCGTGGCCGAGGACGGCCACACCTGGCAGTGGCCGGCACTCCAGCGCGTGGTAATCCGCCTGACCTGCTGGCACCGCACCGAGCACGCCGCCAAGGCCGCCGTCGCCATGGCGCTGGCGCTGCTGTGCCTGCCCACGCCCGCACCGGGCCTGACCGGCGGAGAACTTGTCACCGGCCCCCTCGGCGGGCTCGACCCGCACACCGACCGCCCCTTGGCTACCGCCGCCGTCGCGGTGCGCGCCCGCACCACCACCCGCTGAACCCTCGTACCCGAATCCGGGAGGCTGCCCGCCTCCCGGCACCTCGGCCAGGAGAACGGGCCTCCCGTGTCCCTCCTGGAGGTCGTCCGCTTGGCCCCGAGTCCCACCCTTGTCCGTGTCCCCGGTACCGGGGAACTGTCCCTCGCACCACCGGGCACACCCGAACCGCCCGAACCCGGCACGCCCCTGCCTGCCGCGTGGACCGGCCTGGGGTTGTCGACCGAGGACGGCGTGACCATCCGCCGCGCGGTGGAGAAGTCGGGCACCACGCACTGGCAGCAGGTCACCCCCGCGCGCTACATCTACACCAGCCAGGAGTTCGGCGTCTCCAGCGTGTTCCAGGAGACCAAGGGCGTGGTGCTGTCCGCCTACTTCGGCGGGATGGTGTTCGCCGAGACCTCCGCCGGGTCGAAGAAGTACCGCGCCGAAATCAGCAGCGTCCCTAGAGGCGACGAACGCGCCCTGTGCGTGGACTGGGTCGACCAGATCTCCGCCACCGAGATCTACCACCACCGGCTCTACGTCCCGCGCGCCGAGGTCTCCGAAACCCAGGACGCCCAATGGACCCGCACCCAAGAAGCGCGCTGGGGCCTCACCTTCGCCGCCCTCGCCCCGGCCACCGGCACCACGCTGGCCGTGTGGCTCACCGACGACCCCGCCGTCCTGCTCACCCCGCCCAACGGCGGCACGCTCGCCATCGAGGAGAACCCCAAGTGAGCCGAAACCAACGCCGTGAGGCCACCAACCGCCCAGCCGCGCGCAGCGAGCACGCGGTGATGTGGCGCGGCAAGCGCTTCATCCTGCCGTCCGCCTCGGAGTTCCCCTTGGCGGCGATCGAGGCCGAGGAGGAGGGCAAGGTCCTGCTGTCACTACGGCTGATCCTCGGCGACGAGCAGTACAAGACGTGGCGCGGGCTGGCGACGACGGCCGCCGACGCGGAGCACTTCTCGCAGACGATCATGCGGGAGCTGGGGCGGGGAAACCCCTGATTGTCGCCCGCCTGCTGGCGGACGACACCACCGCGCAAGCCCTCGAAGTCGACTTCCTACGGGTGGGCCTGGACCTACTCGACCTCTACCGGGGGCGGCTGTCGTTCCGGCGGGTCTGTGCCGTCATCGCGCACCTGCCGGACGACGCCGCCGTGTGGCGCGCGGTCTCGCCGAATGCCGGGTGGACCCGCCCCGAAGTCCTGCTCGCCGCGCTGGAGCGGCGGGTCACGTTGCTGTGGGCCACGGTCGCCACCGCCCTGGGCGGCAAGGTCACCGACACCGACATTGCCGCGCCGCTCGATCTCGACCAACCCTCCGCTGCGACACCGACAGGGCATGAGTCCGAACCGGTGACGAAGTCCCTGCGGCAGATCGCGCTGTGGATGCGTAACGGCTAGATCCGACAGTCGACGGGGTGGACACCGTCACCATTCTCGGGCAGCCAGCTCACACGCCTCCGTTGCGTGCCAAGGCCAAACGCCCTCCACCGCCAGCAGCTCTTCACACTCCTCCAGATTCTGGTTCTCGCCCTCACGGCATCCCAGGAACATCCCAGGCTTGAGGTCGTATTCATGCTCGACCAGGTAGTCGACACAATCGTCGGTCGTGGCGTGGGCGGGCGTGGCGGCCAGCAGCGGCAATGCGGCGGCGGCGAACGCGACGGCGACAGCGGTAGCCGCACGGGCAATACGCAACATCGGTCATCACCTTCCTGATGTCGAGCCCCTGAGCCGCACCACCTGACACGTCCGGCACAAAGGCACTGGAACAGGGGTTGCCCGCGTCCGGCATGACAAGCCGACCCGCCCGACGCTTCACCCACTCGGGGACGCACATCACCCGGCAGGAATCGCGCGTGGCCACCACTCACACACCGTCGCTACCGGCGTCACGTGGCCGGTGGCTGTGACCGCTGTGGCCGCGTCCGGTGCGTCGGGTGGTGATCGCACTGGCCACCGTCGGTCACGCCTACCTCACCATCCTGCCCAGCCTCCAGGGACTGGGGCGTCACGTCCGCGAGCAGATCAACCAGGCGCAACGGGGAGCGCCCGACATCACGTTGGGCGCGCAGATCCAGACCGCGCTGGTGCGCACCCAGCTCGCAGAGCTGGCCCGCGCGGGCGACCGGACCGCCCTACGGCTGCTCGCCGAACTCGACACTGCGCCCGCCCGTGACGAGTTCACCGACCTGAAGCGCCGGTTGTCCGGGCACACCGTCACCGTCCGCACGGTCCTGGACCGCAGCGTGGGCGCGTCGGTGCGCGGCCTGGCGCAGCTCGACAGCGGCGTCACGCGGCTGACCGGCAGCATCGCCGGTCACACCGCCACCGTGGGCGCGGCCACGCTGAAGTACGCCGCCCTTGCCGGTGGCATCGCCCAGGTCCTCGGGCTGATGGGCGGGCTCGGCGCGGCGGCCGGGACCGCGGCCGGGTCGCTGCTGATCGTCCCGGCGGTCGGCATCGCCGCAGCCGCCGCCGTCGGAGCGCTGCGGCTCGGGGTGGACGGGCTCAACGACGCTCTCAGCGCGGAGACCCCGGCCGAGTACGCCAAAGCGGTCAACGACTTCCCGCCCGCGATGCGGGAGACCACCGACGCCGTCCGGGCGCTGCGCCCGCAGCTCGACGGGCTAAAGCTCGACGTGCAGGCCCGGCTGTTCGCCGGACTCGGCGGCGAGGTCGGCAAGCTCGGTGACCGGTACCTGCCGGTGCTGCGCGACGGCCTAAGCGGCATCGCCGAGGGCTACAACCAGGCCGCACGCCAGGCGGCCGGGTTCGCGGGTGAGGCGGGCACGGTCGATGACGTCCGGCTGATCCTGGACAACACCGGCCAATCCGTCCGCGCGCTCGCGGGCGGTGTGGCGCCGCTGCTGCGCGCCATCCGCGACATCGCCGCCGTCGGCAGCGACTTCCTGCCCGGCTTCGCCTCCGGACTCGGCGAGAGCACCGAACGGTTCGCGGCGTTCATCGCCACCGCCCGAGAGACCGGGCAACTACGCGAGTGGATGTCCGCCGGCCTCTCCGCACTGGGCGACCTGGCGACCCTGCTGGGCAACATCGTCCGGATCGTCTCCACCGTCCTGAGGGCCGCCAACGTCCAAGGCGCGGGCCTGCTCCAGACCCTCAACGCGGTCACCGGCTCCATGCTCGCGTTCCTCCGCTCTGCGGAGGGAACCCTTGCCCTGCAACAGATCTTCGGCGGCTTGGGCGCAGTCGCGTCCGCTGTGCTGCCGCTGCTCGCCGAGGTCGCGCGAGTCACGGCGTCGGTCCTCGCGTCCGCCATCGCGCAACTCGGCCCGATGGTCGCCCAAGCGCTCGGAGTGCTCGTGGGCGCGGTCGAGCCCGCAGGCCGCGTCCTGGCCGCCCTCGCCCCGCTGGCCGGGGTCGCGGCCCAGGCACTGGCGTCGCTGCTGGTCCCGGCGGTCGAGCTGCTGGCCGGGGTCACCGCCGCACTGGCACCGGCCGTCTCGCAGGTCGTCGGCGAACTCGTCGGTGGAGCCCTCGCCGATGGTGTCCGTGAGCTGGCCCCTGCGCTGATCGGCTTGGCGCAGGCTGCCGCGCCGCTGATCGTCCAGTTCGGCCAACTGCTCGTGCAGGCCGTGCAGATCGCCGCTCCGGCGCTGGCGAATCTGCTGCGCGTTCTGACTCCGATCGCGGTCGAGATCGGCGGCGCGCTGCTCACCGCCCTGGCAGCAGTGCTGCCGCTGGTCGGGCAGCTCGCCGACGTCTTCGCCCGCGTGCTCCTGGCAGCGCTTCAGGCCGTGATGCCCGTGCTGCCGGTGATCGTCTCGACGGTCCAGCGGCTGGCCGAGGTGCTGTCGGTCGGGCTGGCGGCGGCGACACCGGTTCTCGTCCAGATCGGACAGTTGCTAGGTGAGACGCTGGCTGTGGGGCTGCAAGGCTTGCTGCCGCTGTTGTCGCCACTGGTTGAAGGGCTGCTCCGGATCACGACGGAGGGTCTGCTCCCGCTCGCCTCGGTCCTGCTCCGGCTCGCCTCCGAGCTGCTGCCCTCGGTGATCCAGCTCGTCCAGCTACTCATGCCCGTGATCCTGCAAGCCGTGGACGTGCTCGCCACGTGGACAGCCATGTTCGCCGGGGTGGCGGCCGAGATCGGCTCGACGCTGATTCCGATCCTGAAGTTCCTGATCGACAACGTCGTCGGGCCGACCTTCGCGCGCATCGTGGACACCGTGTCCGGTGCGCTGCGGGTGATCCAGGGCGTGCTCGACGTCGTCATGGGCGTGATCACCGGTGACTGGTCTCGCGCCTGGTCCGGTGTGAAGGACATCGTCTCGGGAGCCTGGCAGGCCATCACGTCCGGCATCGACGCCGCCACCGGCGGACTCGTGTCGTTCGTCGCGGGCATCCCCGGCAAACTCCTCGACGCGCTCGGCGACCTCGGCTCGCTACTGGTCGAAGCGGGCAAGAACGTCATCCGGGGACTGCTGCGCGGCATCGAGTCCATGGTCAACTTCCTGCGCGACAAGCTCCGCCAGGTGACCGACCTGCTGCCCGAATGGAAAGGACCGCCCGAACGCGACGCGAAACTGTTGCGCCGCAACGGTGTCCTGATCATGCGCGGCCTGATCTCCGGCCTGGAGGCCGAGGAACCCGCCGTGCGCGCGTACCTGTCCGACCTGACCCGCAGCATCCCCCGCATGGCCGCCCCCGCCGAGGTTCGCGCCGGAATCGGCCCGGATCAGGTGATCACCGCGACCACCACCGCCACGGCCCAGCCAGCCCAGCCGGACTGGGCGGAGCTGGTGGACGCGGTGCGCGAGTTGGCCGCGCGGCCGGTCGTGGTGCAGGTCGGCGCGACCGAGATCGCCCGCGCCACCGCCGAGGGCGACCGCATCCTGTCCCGGAGGTGAGCGCCCATGCGGTCACTGTGGATCGGCCCACCCGGTGGGTTGCGGGAGATCCCCGACACCGCCACCGACTACGACCGGTCGATATCCCTTGGGGTTCAGGAGTTCGCGTCGTTGGCGGGCGGGGTGACCACCACCCGGTTGGCCACCCCGCCCCGCCGCCTCACCCTGTCCTGGTCGGCGCTGTTGCCCGACCACGCCCGGTGGCTCGACGCCCTGGCCCGCCGCGCCCACGGACCCGGACCGCTGGCCGTGCTCGACCCCGCCGGCGACAACCTGTTGGAGGTAAGCCAGTCCCTCGGACGCACGCCGCGCCGCATCACCCTGGCGAGTTGGGGCACGCTGGCCGAACGGGCGGACGGCACGCTGACCGTGACCGACACGCGGGCGGACAGCAGCCAGCTCTACTACCTGTCGCCGTACTGGACCGGCTGGCCGGTGCTGCCCGGTGTGCCGGTCTCGTTCACCAGCGATCTGACCCGCAACAGCGGCGCGCGGGCCGTGCTGGACTTCTGGGACGGCACCGGAACGTTCGTCGGGTCCGTCGGACCCGACGCGCCGGTGGTTACCGCCCTGCCGCCCGCCGGAGCGGTGTTCGTCCTGCCGAAGGTGTGGCTGCCCACCCTCACGACCGTGACCCCGGTGGGCGGCGCACTGCTGCGCATCGGCGACCCCGTCGACCCGGTCGAGCCGATCCCGGTCGGCGACGGCTGCCCCGCCATGACCGTCACCGCCTACGCCGACCGCCCGCGGCTACCCCACCGCGACCTGTCGCTCACCCTCGTGGAGGTGCGCCGTGCTGCAAGCTGACCCCGCCCTCGTCACCGCACTGTCCGAACCGGAACGGGTCCACACCAGCCTCACCCGCCTGGGCGGGCGCGACCTGACCGGACAGGTGACCTCCTGGTCGGTGGACCGGGGCTACGACACCGACCTCCCGGCCGCCATGCGCGCGGTCAACGGCTCGTCCTCGGCCGAGCTGCGGATGACGCTGACCGGCACCGGGGAGCAGACGGCCGCCCAGCTCTACAGCCCCTACGCCCCGCACGCCACCGCCGACATCACCCGGCCGACACAGTCCGCGCTGCACGGTTGGGGCGTCGCGGACGACGCGCTCCCGGCGTTCCGTGGTTCGGTGCGCGACCGGATCGCCGACTCCGGGAGCGGCCGGGTCGAGCTGTCCGCGCTCGACGGAGCGGAACGGCTGCGCGACGCCGCCACGCTCCCGGCCGCAGTGAGCACCGGGACCACGCCGATCAGCTCGGGCACTTGGATCGTGGACCATCTGGCACGCGAAGCCGGTATCCACAGCGCCCCGCCGCCGCGCGCAGGCTGCATCCTCTACGCCTCGATGCACGGTGGGTTCACCCCCGACATCGGGTTCTACCGCGACCACATCTCCAACTCCCACAGCTACTCCCGCAGCCGTGCCCCGTGGGAGATCGCCGCCGTGTCCGGCTCGAACCCGTACACCGTGCGGTGGGACCCGCGCACCCGCACCACCGTTCCCGGCTCCGGTCTGCTGGTGGAGGCGTGGGTGGACGCCCGCACCGTGCCCGCCACCGGAGGACGGGTGCAGCTCGCGCTGTTCTACCAGGCCGACAGTGCGACCAACCACGTCCGCGTCGTGTTCGACTTCTCCACCGACACCGTCAGCGTGGGCACCGACTCCACCAGCGCCACCATCACCCCCGCCGAACTCGGCCGCCGGGGGATCTACCACGTCGGCGTGTACTGGTCGTTCACCGACACCCGCCCCACCGCCTACTACTACCTGTCCGGTGAACCGGTGATCGGCGGCTTCTACGAACGCAACATGGGCGAACGCGCATCGCTGCCTTCCGGGGGCTCCCAGCTCAACTACGTGGAACTGGTCTCCGGGATGCCGGTCGAGGCCGTGCAGGTGTCCACGAGGTCCGGCCGGCTCACCGCCGCCGAGTTCGACCCGCCGTGGACACGCGGCGCGGTCCTGGACGACGTGACCTCGCAACTGCTCGCCGTGCCACCCACCCAAGGCTCGGCGTGGGAAGTGATCACCGCCGTCGCCCGCGCCGAACAGGCCACCGCCGAATTCGACGAACACGGCATCTTCCGCTACCGCAACAACCGACGCTTCACCAACCCCGGCAACCCGGTGCTCACCGTCACCAGCGCCCGCGAGATCGCCTCACTGCGCGTATCAGAGGCCATCGACTCCGTCCGCAACGTCGTGGACGTGCCCTACTCCACCTACCGCATGGGCACCCCGGCCACGAAGTTCACCGACACCGCCGTCCGCTCGGTCTCGCCGTTCGGCTCGTTCTCCCTGCCCATCGACTACGACGTCTCCGAGTACGACTGCCCGCCCCCGGTCGTCTACGCCACCACCGCACCCACCGGCTCCCGCGTCCGCTTCGCCACCCAGACCAGCGGCACCGTCGGCGTGCACGGCGCGATCGAGACCACCGCCGAACGCGACGGCAACCGGCTGTGGCTGACCTTCCGCAACCGCACCGGCAACACGCTGTACCTGGTCACCTCCACCGGCACACCCTCGCTCGTGATCGCCTCCATCCAGCTCGGCACCGACAGTCCCACCCGTACCTCGGTGCGCCGGGTCAACACCACCAGCCGCGACCTCTACCGCGCGCAGGTCTACCAGGTCCCGTCCTCACCCTGGATTCAGTCGAGCAGCACCGCCTCGTCCATCGGCGACTACCTGCTGGCCGTGGGCGCACAACCCCTGCCGATCCTCGGCGACGTCGAAATCCTGCCCGACCCACGCATCCAACTCGGCGACCTCGTCCGCGTCATCGACCAGGTCGGCGCGACCCTGTCCACCCCGGCCTGGGTCGTCGGCATCCGCACCACCGGCGACGACACCGGCCAAGTGCGCCAGATCCTCACCCTGCGCGCCACCACCACGGCAGGCACCCCCACCGACACCGGCCTCTACCCGGACCCGCCCATCGACCCCGATGCCCGCGCCGTCCTCGCCCGCGAGGGCGTCCGCGTCCCCTGACCAGGAGGTGGATCTCCTGGACCTGTCGTTCCTGCCCAACTTCGGCGTGGCCGGAGCGCTGGTGCTGATCATCGGCTACCTGCTCTCGGCCAACCACCGGTTGATGACCGCCAACCGCAGCGACCGCGCCGAGTACCTGGCCGCGCTGGCCGCCCGCGAGACCGCGCACGCCGCCGAGATCACCGCCATACGCACGGCGCACGCCGCCGAACTGTCCGCGATGCGCGCCCGCATCTCCAAGCTCGAACGCCGCCTCGCCGGACTCGAAGGCGAGTTGGACGCCGAACGCGACCGCCGCCGCGCCGCCGAGGACGAGGCCGCCGCCGCACGACGCGGCCACCCCTCCCCACCCGCCTAACCCCACCCACACGCGAGCCGACACCGACCCGGTGCCCGGCCGCTTCGCCATGCCCGAACACCGGAAGGAACACGTGGACTACGGCATCGACATCAGCTCCTGGCAGGGCTCCGCGATCGACTGGAACGCCGTCAAGGGCAACAACATCTCCTACTGCTCGGTGAAGGTCACCGAGGCCACCGGCTACGTCAACCCGCACGCCACCGTCCAGGTCGACGGCGCACGGGGCGTCGGCATCCACGTCGGCGGCTACCACTACGCCCACCCCGGCAACGTCAGCGGGCAGGTCGCGCACTTCGTCGCCCAGCTCAACGCCCGCGGGCTGCTCGGCTCCGGCTCGTTGTGGCCCATGCTCGACATGGAGCACCACACCTTCACCGGCGACCCCAACGGGTTCGTCGCCGAGTTCATCCGCGAGTACCGCGCCCGCTCCGGTCGGCGCGAAGTGCTGGTGTACGCCAACCAGCACTGGTTCACCCGCCGCCTACGCGCCGACGAATGGGCCGACGACGGCGTGATCCTGTGGTGCGCCCAGTACAACGGCAACCCCGGACACGTCGACTACGCCCACCCCCGGCTGGCGATCCACCAGCACTCCCAAGAGGGCATCGTCCCCGGCTTCACCGGATTCGTGGACCGCAACGCCACCATCGGCGACTGGCGCGTCGGGTCGTTCGTCCTCGACGGCGCACCCGCACCGGCACCGGCCCCACAGCCCGCGACGCCGTCCGCGCCCCCCGGCTGGGTCTCCTACGTCATCCAGCCCGGCGACACCCTCTCCGGCATCGCCGCACGCACCGGCACCACCGTGGCCGAACTCGCCTCCCGCAACGGCATCGCCAACCCCAACCGCATCTACGCGGGCAACACCATCCAGGTCCCCGGCGGCGGTGCCGAGCGCTACCAGATCCGCCCCGGCGACACCCTCTCCGCGCTGGCCGCGCGCTGGGGAACCACCGTCGCGGCCATCGCCGCACGCAACGGCATCGCCAACCCCAACCGGATCTACGCCGGGAACTGGCTGACCCGCCCATGACCCACGAGACGACCGCCGCCGGGATCGAACCCGGCGGCGGCTCCCTCGTGCTCTCCCTCGCCCTGCTGCTCTGGCTGCTCGGCAAAGCCTCCTACCGCTTTGTCCTGTGGTTCGAGCGGCACGAGGGCAACCACCCCGCCCACCTCCAGGAGGAACCTATCGTGACCGATCCCCGCCCTCGCCCGCTGCGCGTCGCGGGCTCCATCGTCGGCGGCCTCACCGCCCTGATCACCGGCCTGGTCGGCTCCGGCCTGCTCACCACCGGCCAAGGCGACAGCATCACCGGCCTGATCACCGCCACCCTCGTCCTGCTCGGCACCTTCGGCCTCGTCGTCAGCACCGAGCACAAGGTCACCCCGCTGGTCGACCCCCGCGACGCCGACGGCCGCGCCCTGGTCCCCGCCGACGACACCGACTGATCCGAGGAGCACCACGACCACGACCACCAGGCGCAGGCCCGAACGGCTCATCACCCAGAACTCGGGCCTGCGCCGTCACGGCATCTTCAACTTCACCCTGCCCGCGCTGGCCGGACGCCTCCCCGACGGCCGCACCTACGTCACCTGTCCGACGGCCGGGGTGTGCGCGGCGGTCTGCTACGCCAGAGCGGGCACCTACCGGTTCCCGCAGGTCAAGGCCAAGCACGAACGCAACCTCGCACGCGTGCTGGACGATCCGCCGCAGTGGGAAGCCGACATCCTCGCCGAGCTGACACACCCGAGATTCCGGGGCGGCAAGGCCCTGCGCGTGCACGACTCGGGCGACTACTTCAGCGACCCCTACACGCTCGCCTGGCTGCGCATCGCCCGCGCCGTCCCCGACGTGCTGATCTACAGCTACACCAAGGAGGTCGACAGGTTCAAACGGCTGGTCGAACCCGACCCGCCCGACAACTTCAAGTGGATCTACAGCTACGGCGGCAGACAGGACCACCTCCTCGACCCCAGCCGCGACCGAGTGGCCGACGTGTTTCCGACGGAAACCGCCATCGCCGAAGCCGGGTGGCACACCAACGCCGCCACCGACCTGGACGCCGTGCTCGGACCGGCACCGGTCGGCATGAGCCAGAACAACATCCCGCACCTGCGCCGCCGCATCGGCGAACGCACCTTCCGGGAGTGGCAGGCAGCCAAACAAGGCCGTGCCCGCGACATCACGCGCGGCCAACAGCACCGCTAACCCATCCATCCACCCGACCAGGGGAGAAGCACCCGTGTCCGCAGCAATCAGCCCCGAACAGGCACCGGCCGCAGTGACCCCCCGGACCGTGTTGTCCGCCGAGGAACCGACCGCCGGTCGCGCCGTGGTCCTCGGTCCCGCCGAACTGGAGGCGGCACACGCCGCAGCGGCAGCCGCCCCGCCGCTCACCACCCGGCAGCGTGACACCCTGGCCGGGATCTTCGGCCCGCACCTGCGGGCACTGCACCGCGAGCACGCCCCGGTGTAG